AGGAATCGAACCTGCCAAGAACCTATTGTTTTTATAGTAAATGTTCTTGCACCATGTACTTTAAATAAAGCCTTTTGTCATCTTGCTTAGGATTACGTCGAATATCACGACCTTTCTAAATATTTGCCTGCCGTGCAACAGGACTACATAATAGCAACTCGTCAGTTACTCAGCGTGCTATGTTACGCACTTTCTCAGGCACTATCAGAAGCTATACTTAGCCCCTGATTTCTTTATCATAGCTACAAAATCTATAAAAGCCTTTGCAGTCATGTTAGATGGCAAACTAATTGTCATCTCAATATCTTTAATCTCTACACGCTCTTCACGTGGCGCAGCCTCAACTTGCTTAGCCTTAGCTTTGCTTGGTCTCTTGCTGTTAGAAATTGTAGTACGAGCCTTAACCCAATACTTGTTAGTTATACGTTCACCTTTAGCATTTACATACGAAGGCATAGTATATCTTTTTGGAAGATCTTTGACAACAAAAGGAAGTCTACCTTTGAAGTATACTTTTTCTGTTTGTAACATTCTTACAATTTCTTCTTTGATCTCTAATGGAGTTGTTAGTTTTTTCATAATAGTTTACTTGATTTTTACTTGATTTTTACTTGATTATGTTACGCAAACTCCACACCTCAACCCTTGTCCGTAGGATGGTTTTTTATATTTACGAGGTGCTTCTGTTTGCAACCAAGAGCATTTAGTCCTGGTTAGACTTAAAAACTCTTGCAAGGTTGTGATCCTTGATTTGATATATCGCGGCTGTTAGAGTCATATCTAACTTTAATTAACCTTAAGGGCATGCTAGTCTCTAGGCAAAATGCTATTTCTAGCACCCTCCATATCGATTCTAACAGTGAGCCGCTACAAACGGTAATACCTTTCCCACTAATTGGACAAGAGTTTATGTTATAATATAGTAGCAACTATCATTGCTGATAGTTTGTTGCAAAGTCGTTTACCTCCAAGCTGCCTTTGGCCGTGTTTATTACGTATTCAACGGTTATTGCTTTTTCAGGTACTACAAACTCACTACTATTATATTAAAACAAACACGCATCGCAACGTTCCTTTACAAGAGAGCTACTCAAGACGCCACCTAGCGTGTTTGTTGGTTAAAACAAACAAGGAGGGGACCCACTTCTTGGGCTTAATATTATATGCTATTTCATGCAAAACCTCAACGTGTACGAAAGGTACATCCCCTTTTGCCGCACCGTTACTTCTTGTTTGTTATTGTAATTCTATTTCAAGCTGTTCAATACTTGTTTTAAGCTCGTTAATACGTTTAGACTGCATTAATATAATCTCTTTATAGTCCATTTGTATTTCTTCTTCTATTACTTTAGGATTATTATCTTGTTTAAGAGATTCATATACTTGCATAAACTCTTCTACATTCATATCGCCTGCTTCTTGACAGATAGCATCAAGTTGTAATTTGATTTTATGATGTATGTTAAATAAGTGGTTTTGCATAATTAGCTATATTTATAATGTAATGGATTAGTGTATGTGTGGATTATAAGAAGATATGTGCGTGTTGATGCTCGTAAGCAACGTAACACACGCAATACACTTCAGTTTAGTTAGTGAAGTTAAAAAAAGCAAAGCTCCAACTGCTACACCTACCATTGATGTATTGAAACCCCTTTGCAGGAGTACAGTTAAGCTACAGCGCTACTATTATTCACGCTGTGCTTGCAGGCTAGGCTCTCACGACTCTAGAGCGGTGATACTTGCCTGTCTTCTCGAATGCCTTTTGTCCCTCGTAATAAGGTGCATCAGACGATTCTTTCTCGATACTATATCCAGTAAACACTTGGCCAACCTTAAGAGTATTAGCTACGTCAGTAGCAACACATTCATAAGCTGTAGCCATTGCGAATTGGGATCGAGCGATTATACCATCTAATGAACCCTCTTCTACGGCTGTAGTAAATACTACGGTTGACCATTGAGGTATTCTAGTTGGCTTAATCTCTGCAATTTTGATAGAATTTTTCACGATATTCTCGATTTTAAATTTAACACGGGGGCTTCTCCCTCGCATTTTTTAGTGGGGGTATTGCTCGGAAGTGGTCCACAAAAGCATTTCCTCATAAATTTTTTTAATATTTTTTTTGATACTAAAAAAATTAGTTGTATTATCGCAAATGTGTTTCTCACTGTTTGGTTGTGAATTCATGATTTGTTTTTGGTTTAGGTCCCTCTTTTTATAGAGGGATCTTTTTTTTATAAAAATTTTTTTTGTACGTTTGCCTTCGCGAGAACAAACTTCAGTCACCCACCGAAAGGATAAACGAATAGCGGACGACTGTTGGAACAGGTACTATCTATCCTCGCAGTGATGTTTGAGAGTTGAACCAACAATGACTCTCCCAATTGGAATTTAGTGGCGTTTCAATTTGGTTTTGTTTTGGCCACTTTTGTTTTAACAATTAAATGTGTATATTATGGCAGATAAAAACGTAATCTTTGATGACGAGCATATAAAAGATTTATCAAATAAATCAGAGGAATCAAAAAATGATACTTTCGATAGTTGGATTGTAGATCTTGAAGAAGCAGAACAACCAAATGCTTGTAGTATTGATAACCCAGATTGCGAAAACTGTGGATCGTAATGACTGAAAACAAATTAAAAAGAGCGCCTAAAGGAAATGTAAAGTTTAATATTACATTATCTGATGAACAAAAGGTTGCAAAAGAACAAATTCTAAATCATGCTTATTCTTTTATAGTAGGTAAAGCAGGTAGTGGTAAAACATTGCTAGCTGTGCAAGTTGCTTTAGACATGTTTTTTAAAAGACAGTATAATAAGATTATTATTACACGTCCTACTATTGCAACAGAAGATAATGGGTTTCTTCCTGGCGATGAAAAAGAAAAGCTAGAGCCTTGGCTTGTACCTATTATGTCGAACATGCGTAAGGTTTATAACAAGCCTGAGAAGATTCAAAAAATGGTAGAGCAAGAAGAAATAGAACTTGTATCACTTGCACATTTTAGAGGGCGTACGTTTGATGGCGCTGTAGTTATAGTAGATGAGTTCCAAAATCTAACTAAATCACAACTACGTATGGCGTTAGGTAGATTAGGTAAAGATTCTATTATGATATTTTGTGGAGATTACCAGCAAATAGATTTAGGTAATCCACTTAGCTCTGCTATTGACGATGTTGCTAAAATAAAAGATAGCACACATGTGTTTAAAGTAATTTTAGAGGACAATCACAGACACAAAGCTATAGATGATGTACTTAAACTTTTAACAGGCTACTAAAATGGAAGTGTTTTTTGCAGCTGTACTATGTTATGAAGTCTTAAGAGCAATGATTTTAGACACAATTAGAAAATACAAAAAATGAGTAGTATAGAATACAAAGTTTGTACAAAGATTACACAAAGAGCCCAAGTAGGTAAAAAAAAGTATGGCACTACAATGGACCGTAAAGATCTTACAAAACTACAATGGCTAAAACACGCTCAGGAAGAAGCAATGGACTTAGCTGTGTATCTAGAAAAAATAATCCAAGAAGAAGAAAATGATATTCAAGGAACTGAACAAGTTTAACAACGTTGTATTTACAGAAGAAGGGCACACCTACACATTAAATGGTAAACCTCTTACATCAGTTACCACGTTTATAGGTAAGTTTAAAAAACCTTTTCAGAAAGAATTCTGGGCAGATAAAACTGCTAATAAAGAAGGTGTAACAAGACAAGAGATTTTAGATAAGTGGGATTCTATTAGTTTACGTGCATGTAATAAAGGAAGTAAGTTTCACGCATACGCTGAAAATTACATTAATAATAAGATATTACCTAATACAATATATGATTTTGATATAGATATGATTGCATATGATACTATCGAATCCCACTTTTTAAAATTCTACGAAGAATCAAAAGACAATCTTGTACCAGTAAGTTCAGAGCTATGTGTTGGCTCAGAAGAACTTGGACTATGTGGCATGGTTGATCAGTTGTATTACTCTAACACACTTGATGCTTTAGTTATATTTGACTGGAAGACTAACAAGAAAATGAATTACAAAAGCAAGTTTAAGAATAAAATGCTTGAACCTGTATCCCACCTAGATGAGTGTGAATTCAACACTTACTCCCTACAATTATCTACATACAAATACATTATAGAGCACGAAACAGAGCTTAAAATAAAAGACTGTTACATTGTGTGGTTTAATGAAAATAACGATACCTATCAGCTTATAAAATGCGCAGACTACAAAAAAGAAGTTGAAAATATGTTAAATTATAATTAATTTTATTATATTTGGCGCATGAGACTACATTGTAAAGAATGCGATAATACAGTAGAAGTTACAAAGTTTACTATGAAGATAGTAAACGGAGAACTTGTTGAGCCCGAATCTATTTGTGCTTGCGGCAAAAAAATGACTGATGTAACTCAGTATAATGGCCTTGGAGGTATTATTAAAAAATCTGGAGGTAGAGTTTCTGGAAAATTTTAAAAAAATGGATGTTATTGAAAAATCAATGAGAAAACATTTTAAGTTTTCTTTAAATTCTAAACTATGTTCTAGTTGTTTAGAAAAATATACCAATTTATACGAAATAGACAAACTACTTCATATGAATGCTAAAGCGCAATCAAAACTAGGAACAGATTCTAATAAAGAAGAAAGACTAGAAGCTTACGATGTGGCAAGATATGTTAAAGCGTCTATTGCAAGTATAGACAAAAATAAAGCAGAAGTTTTATTTCCTGAAATAGAATTATGATAATACCTATACAAACAGATCTTAAAGGTTTTTTAAAAAGCTATCTAACAATTCTTAACCCTGTTTTAAAATTAAAAGATAAGGAGTTAGAAGTTGTATCTGCATTTTTAATGGTGTGGTACCCTAACAAAGATAAAAAAGATATTCAAAAAGTTATATTTTCTACTAAACTTAGAAAAGTAATTAGAAAGTCTATAGGAATGTCTGAAGCTTCTTTTAATAATCATATTACAGCATTAAGAAAAAAGAAAATATTTATAGATAAGAGTATTAACTCTTCTATACTAAATAATTTAAATTCCGATACAGTAGAAATAACTTACAAGTTATCATGGAAAAAATCATAAAAAAACTAGCTAAGCGTTACAACTTATCTGCTTTTGAAATTGAAGAGATAATAAAATCTCAATTTAGATTTTTAAAAGAAACTGTAGAAGAAGGAGATTTTAAATCCTTACGTATAAAACACTTAGGGTTGTTTACAGTTAAAAAAAATAGATTTAAATATTATAAAAATGGAAGAAGAGAAAAAGAGCGTGACGGGGAAGATGTCTGAAATCTTAAATGGATGGAAGAATGTAGTATTTCCAAACGAGCATGTAGAGCAAATAGCTAAAGCAAGAGCTTCTATATGTGCAGGGTGTGATTTTAATGTAAAAAACAGATGCACTAAATGCGGTTGCCCTTTAATAGCTAAAACACGATCAATGCAATCACATTGCCCACTTAAAAAGTGGTAAGACTAACTAAATAAACAAGAATCATGAGTAAATTAAAATACACTCCAATAGGAAGAACAATTGTAGTTGAGATTCCAAAAACAGAGGTAGAAACTAAATCAGGTATTATTAAATCTGAGTCTATGGTAAAAGAAGAGCAAAATAACAAAAGCGGAGAAGCTCTTGTAGTTGCTGTTGGTACAGAAGTAACTGAAATTAAAGTAGGAGACATTGTTATACCAAAAGGACAAGGGTTTATGGTAAAAATTGAAGAAGTTGAATACTTCCAAATGGACTTATACAATGTTCTTGGTATTGTAGGATGATACTAACTGGATTTGACATAACAGCAAATTTCTGGAAAGCAAACCCCCAACTAATTATCCCCCAGGCCTTTAACGATCTGTATACAACAGATAAGAGTAAAGGAAAAGGCAAAAGCTCACAGATAATGTGGGCTATTGCTCTTTTGGTAGACCCTGATTCTAAATTTTCTAATATATCTTTTAACAATAGAAAAGATATGATTGCTAAAGATTATTTAAAAGAAGAAGATTTTAAATGGGAAGAAGTTATTGCGGCAACTCAATATTATGAAAGCATGCTTATAAGTCCAACTAAAAGACAGCTTTCTGTTTGGAAAAAGAAAATGGATGAAAAGTCTTTGTATTTAGATATGCTTACTTACGAAGAAAATGCAGATACTATTGAAGGATTACTTAAAACAAATGTAAAATTGTTTGAGGATTACGAAAGACTTGTTAAAATGGTAGAAAAAGAAAAAGATGACGGAGCCACTAAAGGTGGAGCAGTAGAGTCTGCGTCTGAGACAGGACTTATATGATAAATAAACAAAATTTTTTACTTGACGAGATACCTAAGTATCACCCATCTAGCGAACAATACTTACTGTTTTGGAGAGAACAAAAACAAAGATGTATTGAAGGATATTGGTTTGGAGGAGTTTGGATGCCTGGAACTTTATATTTTTATGTAAACTTCTGGACAATTCTTTTAAATAAAAATGCACACTCTAAAACTAAAGAGCCTGGTAAACCATTCTTAAGAGATTTAGAGTGGGACTTTTATTACAATTGGGCAGAAGCTAGAGGTTTTTCTGGATTTTCTGAAGACACTGAATTTACTTGCGATAGAGAGTTTGCAGAAGTAGGGGTAGATCGTAAAGGTAAAAAATACGTGCCCGCGCGAGAATATATGCGTAAAACATTTTTACGTCCTATGGGAAAACCTCTTTACAACAACGAGGCTAGAAATATGATGATGATGGGAAGTCGTGGATTTGGTAAATCTTATTCTGTTGCAGGAGGAGTTATTGGCCATGAGTTTGTATTTGATGGAATGAAAACTTATGAACCAGAATACATAGGATCACCTCCATCTACAGAAATTGTAGCTTCTGCAGGTGATGCTAAATACTCATCAGATATTTTAAAGAAAACTAAATTTGGGTTAGACAATTTACCAGGATACATTGAGATAGACGATAAATTTTATCCATCTCCTTTTGCAAAACAATACTCTGGATCTTGGATGTCAGGTAAAGAAGTTATTGCTTCATACAAGAAAAAGATTGGAGGTACTTGGCAAGCTAGAGGTAGTAACTCTAAAATTAAACATAGAACATTTAAAGACAATCCATTTGCCGCCAATGGTACTCGTCCTGCTGTAATGGTAATGGAGGAGATTGGTATGTTTTCAAATTTAAAAGCAGCCCACGAAGCTTCTGTAGAATGTATGAAAAACGGTGCATACAAGTTTGGAAGCTGTATGTATTTAGGTACAGGTGGTGACATGGAAGGTGGAGGTACTGTAGATGCAAGAGATATGTTCTACAATCCAGATGTTTATGATATGATCTCATTTGATGATAGTTGGGAAAGCAAAGGTAATATATCTTACTTTGTTCCTGCGTACATGGGGTTAAATCAGTTTAAAGATTCTAATGGGTTTACACAAGAAGAACCTGCTAGAGAGTATTTAGAAAAATTTAGAGATAAACTTAAATCAAGTAAAAACTCTAGAAGTGCATTAGATGCAGAACTACAGAACAGACCTTTAATTCCTTCTGAAGTATTTTTAACTAAAACAGGTAATCATTTCCCAACTGCAGATCTGTTAGATACTTTATCTCAATTAGAAGTTAGTAATGCCACTAAAAATCTAGATTATATAGGTAAATTATCTGTAAATCCAGACGGAAAAATTGATTGGAAACCAGACCCTAAATTAAAACCTATATACGATTACCCCCTTAGAGTTAGTGACGATATTGAGGGGTGCGTTATTATACACGAAATGCCTTATGAAAATGGTGATGAAGAAATACCTTATGGTATGTATATTGCAGGGTGTGACCCTTATGATCATGATGAATCTACTACAGCATCACTAGGATCTCTTATAATATTAAACAAACTCACTAATAGAGTTGTAGCTGAATATACAGGTAGACCTGAAACAGCTAATCAATATTATGAAATACTTAGAAGACTTTTAAAGTTTTACAATGCTAAATGCTTGTATGAAAATGAAAGGAAAGGGTTATACCAATATCTTGAACACAAACATGAAACTTATCTATTATTAGATCAACCTGAAATAATAAAAGATGTTGTTCAAAACAGTAGAGTAAGTAGAGGGAAAGGTATGCATATGTCTGCACCGCTTAAAAGATACGGGGAAGAGTTAATTAAAATGTGGTTATTAGATTCTTACGGGCAAGATGAAGGTTTAATGAATTTACATAAACTTCGAAGCCAGGGATTACTAAAAGAACTTATAGCTTATAATCCTGACGGAAACTTTGATAGGGTTATGGCATTTATGATGGTTATGTACCATTTAGAAGAAGTTAAAAAACATAAAGTAGAAAAAGAAAAAAAGATTACAACTATATATGATCAAAGCTTTTGGGATAAATCACTATTTAAAAAGAGAAAGAAAAGATCCTTTTAGCTATAAAATTTACATTTTAATTTCTAATATAATAAATTAGATGTTGGTAATATTAATTATTTGTATATTTTTGTACTTTAATTCGCGAATTTAAAACATAATGATATGGCAAAAGTAAATGTAACTTTGTCTCTTTCTAGTACGGACCTGTTTGCCAAGCAAGCACTAAGCTTTACAGAAACAGACGTACTATCTCCTGTAGGAGATACCCAAGTAATGGGAAAAATAATATTATCAGGAAGTGGAACTCAAGACGCTTTAACTCTAGGGACAGGGACAGCTATCCGTCCTTTAGCAGGTGATAGTGATAGAGCTTACTTATTTTTAAATAATTTAAGTGCTACTACTGGAGAATATGTAAAAATACGTTATAGAGCTGCTGCAGCTACTGCGGGTACAACAGGAGACTGGTTCGCGCAAATAGGCCCAGGAGAATTTTTATTTATTCCTATATCAGCTATGCAAAGTATAGATTTAGAACCAGCCGCAGGAACTCCAGCAGTTGAATTTTTATTACTAGAAAAAGCATTAGGTGCATAATCTTAAATTATAATAAAATATGGCAACTTTAAAAACAACGCTCAGCGTTTCAAGTACAGATTTACTAGATATGGTAAATTTGTCAAAGACATTTTCAAAAAGTTTAATTATTGATGGTGATAATCGTCAAGGTTTAACTGTAGTAAAAACTTCCACTGCTTTTCTAGATATGACTGTAGAAGCTTTGTCAGGAACTGAAAAGAAAGCATACGTATATGTTAAAAATTTAGATACTGTAGATGATTTAATTATTGGAGATGATGGAGATCAGGAGTTTGCAAGACTTGCTCCAGGAGAATTTTTATTTTACCCTTCAGCAGATAATACTAAAGTGCAAGTAAAATCATCAGCTAATACACCTCTTTGTGAGTATATTATTCTGGAAGTAGCTTAAAAAATAACTTATGGCAGATGCTAATATAGATTTCCCTAGACAGAAACTGAGTAGACGAAAGAAAACTCAAAAATGGGGAGAAGAATGTATAGAGGCTGCATTAGGTCTTATCGGAACTTACAGTAATTCAAGGCGTAGCCCAAAAGCTAGAAAGCAAAGAAACTACGATCTTTATAATGGTAAATTTGATAAAGCGGATCTAGAACATGTTACAGATCCATTAGGAATGGGAGGGACTGCAGAAATGCCTGCGTCCCTTCAATACTATGATGTAGTTTCCCCTATCTTTAATCTTTTATTTGGAGAAGAATCAAAACGTAGATTTGACTATGTAGTTAGAGCTATGAATGAAGGCTCTATAACTGCAAAGGAAGAGGAAATGAAAAAGCAGATTGTAGACACTTTTAAAGGTCTAATAGATCAGCACAGAGAGCTTATGTCACAGCAAATGCCAGATCCTAAATCTGAGCAAGAACAACAGCAACAAGCTCAACAAATAGAGGCTAGTATTCCTGAACACTTAAAACGTATTCAAAAGTATTTTAAATACGATTTTCAGGATATGAACGAGTCTACAGCGCATAAGCTGTTAAAATTTTTAGAAAAAGATCAAGATTTAAAAACTCTTTTCCANAAAGGATGGGAAGATGCTTTNTTAGCAGGGGAAGAAATTTATTGTATTGAGCAAGTAGCTCAAGAACCTACTG